GCAACTGATCGACACGTTTGAAGAGCGGCATGTGTCAGCCTTGAGCGGTGAGCGGCACGACGATCTCTTCGCCCTGGTCGGTGATGATGTACGTCTGATCGCGGTCCGACCGCTTCGTGTGGACGCGAACAAGGTGCTGGAAGGCGTCGCCGTAGTGGAACAGCGGCACGCCTCTCGGCGCGGCAACCTCGTAGAACACCGAGACGCCGCCGATGTCCTCGACGATGAGGTCACCACGCAGCGGCTCGCCGTACGGCAGATCGGCAGTTTTGACGATGTAGTCCCTGCTCTCCCACTGCTCGGTGACACCGTTCTGGCCCGACGACTCGAACATGCTCTTGCCGATCGTGGCGACGAACTGCGACGAGTTCGCGCCGCGCTTGTAGGCGACCGTAAGCGACGCCGACGCAGCGAACTGGTCGGCCAGCCACGCGGCACCGTCGGAAAGCATGTCGGCCACGGGGCACCTCCAAGACACAAGACCGCCGGCGGTGCCCGAGGAGAGGCGACCGCCGGCGGCTTGCGGGATGAATCAGCGTCAGGCAGGGCCGGTAGCGTTCAGGTCGAACATCGAACCAGCGTTCAGCTCGACATCGACGGTCGTGTCGCCGGCTGCCGCATCGACGGCCACGATGCCTGCGATGCCGGTCGTGGTCGCGGAGCCGGTCACCTTCAAATTGGAGTGAAGGTAGGCCACGGCACCGGCAGTCAGAGCACCGCCGGTCACCTTTTCGAACGTGAAGACGCCCTTCGTGGTAAGCGCGCCCTTGGTGCTAGCCGCGATCGGCCGGCAGACGACGCCGACGACCTTGCCGAGAATGACGACATCGCCGACCGCCTTCGCGGTGCTCGGCGTGTAATCCCAGACACCCGATTCGCTCTTGAGAGTCGCCATAATTCTGAACCTCTACTGTGAATGATTTGGTTGAGCGTCACCCCGGCGGGTCTAGACATTCCAGACCCGCCGGGCACGGATTACGCTGGCTCGGATCAGGCAGTCGCCATCCGGTAGCAAGCGCGGCTTTCAGCCTTGCTGACACCGAAGTCGAAGTAGCCGCGAACCTGGATGCCGAGCGTGTCGAAGTCGGCCTCCGCCTGTTCGACGGTCGGCTGACGCTGACCGTTCAGGAAGCCCACTTCCATCGTCGGGAGATCCGCCGGGTCGGCCGCCAGCCACCACGTCGAAGACGAGGAGAGGTAGGCCGAATCGACGATCGTGAACTTCCCGGCGAGCACGTTCGCCTGGGGCTCGAGCACCTTGGACGAAGTCGAGCCGAGCGACGACGCGAGGAGCGTGTTGCCCGTCTGGATCTTGTCCGCAGTGATCCGCAGCCCCACCGGCACGAGGAGGATCTTCGGCGTGATGCCGAGAGGAGCCGAGTCCGGATCGGTGAGCGACCGATAGGCACCGTAAGCCGTCTCGACCGCGCCGATCGCCAGGGCGTTGCCGGCACCGGCCGTCGCACCCTGGAAGTAGGTCGAGTTGGAAGCCTCGAACGCCGCCCAGAAGACCTGATTGAACTTCAACGCCGCACCGCGACCGAGCCGGCGGGGAACCGCCGTCAGAGCCCCGAGGTCGTCGTTGATGATGTCCGTCCGGGTGATGGACGACATCCGGCCGTAGGTCTTCGCCTGGAGCGTGCGGGCAGCGTCGCCGGCATCGGCCGACTTGAGCTTCCCGTCGCCGCCCACTTCGTCGAACACGAACCCGCCGTCGAGGCGAACCCCGGTGGCGGCCTTGAGGTCGTTGAGCGGCCGAATCAGGCTGATCTGATCCCACACCGACTCGACAGCCTCGAACCCGGTGAGCAGGTACTTGCCGTATGTCGCGGCGAGGATGTTGGAGATGTTGTGGGTGGCGAAAGCCGCCCGCAGCACCACCGCGATGTTCGACGCCGTGACCTTGAACGCTCCGTCGTAGCCGCCCTTGCGAGCCGCGCTGATGAGCACGTCCTGAAGGCCGATCGTCCGCGACCGCGCGTGAGCGGCCTCGATCATCGGAGAATCGCCGTACTGCTGCTCGACCTGCTTGCCGAGCCCGCCCACCATCGCCATCGCGGCGATCGTGACCTTGTCGTCGTCGAGAGCCGGCTTGCTGGCATGGATGGCCACACCGCGGCCGGCACGGAGCCCGTCGAGAAGTTCAGCTTTCACAGCCTTGGTGACCTCCTCCTTGATCTCAGCCACGGCCGCCGCACGGATCGCGGCGACATCGACCTTCGGCGCGGCGCTCGCCACGTCGCTCGGCCCGGTGGGCATCGGCCCGCCGTGCTCTTCGCTCTGGACCGGCCCCGTCGGCATCGCGTCGGCGGCCTTCGTCTCATCGGACATAGGAGACTCCCCCGCTTTCGCGGTGATGGTGACGGCCGTCGCTGCGTCGGCCCCGAGGGTTACAAACGAACACTCCCGCAACGTGGAGCGCTTTACGATTCGGACAGGCCCATCGAAGGACTGCCCGTTGACTTGTGCGGTGTCGCCGGCGGCCACGAGGTATTCCTCGTCAACGTCTGCGCCGACGCTGGCCTGCCACTGGTAGCCGTCGTCACCAAGCTGGACGACCTGCGCGGCTCTTTCGTTCTTCGACAGGATCGAGCCGTCGATAAGGAGCTGCTGGCTGCCAACGGAGCCAGACCCTTGCCCGAGGACCGACTCAAGGGCGTAGTCGTGGCCGAAAACGATCGGGATCACCGACGGCACACTCATGCCGGCGAGATCGATCACGACCGGCTCGCGGCTCCACGACTGGCGGATCACGCCGCCGCTGTAGCCGAGCATCGAGAACTTGGGAATCCGGGGCGTGGTGAGCCCTTCGCCCTGGTCGTCGGCGCGGACAAACTTGACGCTGGCTTGGAGCGAGAGGTTGCTCATGCGTTCCCTCCTTGCGTTGGATCGGGGACCACGAGCTGCGACGGACGCTCACCGAGCGTGAGATTCAGTTCGGCCATGAGCGCCCGTTCGGCGGCGATCTGCCGAAGCTGCACGTCCCATTGCTTGCCCTGCTTGGCGTACTCGTCTGCCAGCGAGGTCGTGAGCGACGCCAACCTTGTCTCGGCGGCGTTCGCCTCTTTGTTCGGGTCGATACCCTCGCGGCCGTCCCACACCCACGACCAATTCCAAAGGCTGGCCGCCGGAAGGTTGTTAGGGATCAAGCCGGGGACGAGCAGAGCCTCGTCGAGCCACGCCCGGAAGATTCGGTCGAGCCATCCCCGCTCGAGTTCGTCGCGGTCAACGCGGACGTTCTGATCGTGCAACTGACCGTCGAGGCGGGCGGACGAGTAGTTGTAGGACGAGGCGTCGAAGGCGGCCTTGTGATACGGCAAGTTGACGCCGCGGGCGATCTCGCCGAGCAGCGTTCGCGTGAAGGCTTGGTGCGTGTTGGTCGGCTGTTCGGCCTTGAGCTGCGAGATATCCCAACCCTCGGGAAGCGTGGTGAGCGTGCCCTTCTCAATCTCGATCGCCGCGAACGGATCGACTTCGTCCACCTGGGCGGCGGGCGAGTTGGAGTGGACGAACGCTGCGAGGTCGGCAGCGATCTCAGCGGCGCGGATCACCGCTTCGGTGTAGCGCCGCATGTTCGCCGTCAGCCGCAGGCACGGCGTCAGTTCCGAAAGCCCCCGGTGCTGGCCCGGCCGGGTCGGCCGGAACCAGTGCAGCATGTTCTCGGCGACGATCGTGTCGTACTCGTTGATCCCGATCAGGTAGTTGCTGCCGGGGTGCGACGTGAGAACGTGGTACGCGATCACGTTGCCGTGGCGGTCCAGTTCGACGCCGTCCACGAGCGAGCCGTCAGGGGAGATCGTCTGCTGATAGTCGTACGCCGGCGAGGCGACTTGGTCGGCCTCGATCAGCCGGAGGTCGAGCTGCACGCCCCGTGAGTCGAGCCGCGGATTCGTGAAGAACATGCAGAAGGCTTCGCCGTCGAGGACGCGGGCCTCGGTGGACGTGCGGAGCTTGTCGGCCAGGCGGATAGACCACGACCAATCAAAAAACGCCCGGCCGATAGCGCGGTCGGAATCGGCGTTGCCGGTGTCGAGTTGGATTCGCGGCCCGGTGCCGATGAGGTCGTTGGACTTTGTGACGCAGATCCCGTGGACGTAGGCGTTGTTCGCTCGCTCGTACCGGGCACGAT